TCGAGACTATCGCCGGATTCAATAAGGACACAACTACTGAATTGTCTAGTAGGCGTCCGGACACCAGCCATAATTGGCGTTGGTAGTGATATATAAAATTGAGATATTGCATCATAAAAATCTTTAACCCATTTCATACGAGCCCAGTCAACTTTACCGTTTTTTTCTATATTAGATTTTTCGAATAAAGTTAATGCTATCATCATATATAGCATTTGTGGAGTTTCATATGTTGTTTTAGTTGAACGATCTTGTACTAAATATTTTCCTCTAAATTGTTCCATTCCAGCATAAGTAAAAGTAAAATCTCTATCATGCTTAATATAGCCATTTGCAATTTTTAATTCTTCTGCAGAATATCTAAGAAGAATTTGATCATCATATATATTATTTTCAATATTTTTTTTAATTAAATCTTCTAAACAACATGGTTCATAACCGCCATAAACTTCCTTTCTTAGTTTATAATTAATAAGTCTGGCTGCTACAAATTGATAATTTGGAGTATATTCTGTAATCAATTCTGATGCAGATTTAATTAATAATTCATGCATATCGTATGCGTGAATTTTGTCAAAAAGTTGGATATTAGCCTTAAGTTCTATTTCTGATATAGAAACTCCGGTTAAACCGTCAGTTGCCCATTCTAAAACTTTGTGTATTTTATCAAGATCAAATTCTTGTAAAGTGCCATCTCTTTTTGTGACATTTATTTGCATATTATATTCCAATCATTATATAAATCATATTATACCACACATGTGATATATTGTACATGCTTTATTTCTTTTTATCTAGGTGTTTTACAATTTCTTTTGTATGTAATTCCCATATTACTCCAAAATCTTCTTCTAAAGCATCTAATCTGTCTGCTTGAATTGGATATTGTTTTCTAAATTTTGACTCTGTTTTTGCTAATTCTAAATCATATTTTTCAGCAAAATGGTCCATAAATAGATCTACTTTTTTTTGAAACCATATACCTAATTTAGTATCTTGAAACCAATTATAAAATGAACTTCCAATCACCGATGATAATATAGATTTAAGTGTTAATATAGTTAACCAATACATTACCCATTCCTTATTTTTGTTATAGGGATATTATACCATATTTTAGTATGTTTGTACATGCTTTATTTTACTTTTGATAATTTAGTAATAGCTTTTACGTAATTGGGCATTCCATGATCTACTATTCCATCAAAGAATTTAAACTTTTTCCAAGAATTAGCAATTCCGAAAAATAGATCTTTCCAGGTTGGTTTTAATTGTCGATCTCCAAAACGATTAAAGTAAATCATATTTCCATGATGCCTAAATCCTAACCATGCTGGTGGGATTCTTGTTACAATATCATTATTGTTTTGAAATCTTAAATGCGGACATTTGATATTTTTTATAAATTTTGGTCCTCCAACTCTTGGAGATCCAAACGTGAATAATTCGACTGGTTGATGTCTAGTAGCAGCGATCGTTGCCATTGCAGCTCCAAGAGAGTGACCACACATATAAACATCTTTTTGTATTTTTAAATTAGAATTGTGTTCAAGCTCTTTAAGAATATCCATCCAAAGGTCATTTACTTCATCTTGAAATCCTGAATGTACTTTTCCACCAGCCATTGCAGAGTTTTTAATTAATTTAAGATCAGCAGTTACATCATTAAGTTTTGATGGTTCTGTTCCTCTAAATGCAAACCAAAGATCATTACGATCTTTTGCTATTAATACTTCTGCTCCACCTTTAGAAATTAAACTTGCCCATGGGAATCCCATTTTTTTACATGCTGCCACTGCTGATTTTGCAGGACGATATGCGTGTGCAGATAATTTTGCTGCTATTAATGCTCTTCCTATTTGAGTTCTATCTTCTATCATTCTTGTTGATGCCATTATTTGTTCACCTCTACTTCAGCTCCTATTCCCGGCTTATTACCATTAGGAGTCTTTATTGTTACATTTCTATAATAAATTACGACCTCTTGCACTTCGCGTATATATCTACGCAATTCTTGCATATTATAAGTCATTAATTCATAATCCTCAACAGATATAGCAAAAAATACTATATCACCATTGTTCTTTTTCTTTACATCATCTAAGAATTTATCTAAATATGTGTAACCTTCTGGCCAGTTATTTTCTTTTCCTAACTTGCATACTCTAATAACTTTACCTTTATCACTTAGCTTACCCTCAGGATGATCTATTTTAGGTCTTTTACCTTCTTCATCTTTAATACAAGGATTAGCTATTTTTGCAGTTGATACCACATGCCACATTGGTTCTTTTAAATCAATAGTTCTAGGCATTGTTGGTTGAATTATATCAATTACAATTGGTTTAGAAGATACTTTGATCTCCTTAGTTCCCATTAAGGAACAACCACTAGTTATTAGGGTTAATATCAGTGCTGGGATCATCCAGCGAATCGAGTTCTTTACTGTCATTTTCTATACTCTCAAATACGGCCCGTGTTTGATCATTGGCCCTTGTTTCAATCATGCCTGGTTTAGCGATTGCTAATTTATTTAAATTATGTCTCCTAAATATATCCAGATAACCATTCATCTCAGCTTCAATCTGAGCATTTCTACTTACCATTTTATTTAAGGAAGCACCTTGTTTCTCATAACTTTCTTTCATAACTACAATTGTTTCTTCTTGTTGAGCAATTGCAATTTCTAATTTAGCATTATTTGCTTTAAGAGTAATATTTTGATCATATAAAAAATATCCTCCAAGTCCTAGAACTATAATAATTCCTATCAATATTTGTTGCATTATGAATTATCCTCAATATACTGTTTTAGTTCACCTACAGTAAAAATAGTTTCAACGTCTTCATCAGGAATTTCTATATCAAACTCTTCTTCTATGGCCATTACTACTTCTACTAAATTTAATGAATCTGCTCCAAGATCTTTCTTAAAATCGGATATATCTTTAATTGAATCTTGATTTATACCTAGATTTTCGGCTATTATTTTTTCTATCATTAGTCTATTGTCTCCGTCATATAATCCATGGGTGTTGCAGTTTTAAGAACTACTATATTTCCATCCATAGTTTTAAATTTCATATGTTTTTGTGTGCATTTATAGAATTTTCGCACTTTGAATTTTCTTTCTAATACATCTATTACTTCACCTTCACTATTATATTGATTATGTGATACGTAAAGATATTGATGCGTTTCAAACCAACTTAGAATCCATAACCAAAATCTTACTAAAAGATTTTTAATACTAACAAAAAACCGTTTCATTATTGTTGTAGTTTAGCTGCTTCTTTCTTTGCTTCTCTAGCTGCTCTTCTAGAATTCATTCTTTCAACAAATTTTCTTCCTAGTTTTGTTCTACCATCATATTGAGGTGTGGCTCTTTTTTTCTTTTTGTCGTGTACTGCGTCAGCTGGCATAGAAACTCCACCAGATGATACTGAATTTGCAGCTGCATCCTCTTGGCAATGGGCAGCTAATTCCCACTTTTTAAACGTTTCTAATTTCATCTTTTTATGTCTCCAATAGATATATATAAATTATGTTTTGTTAACTCATGTTTTACTAAATATATTGGAGTTTCAAATATAAATCCAAAAGGTTTTAGAAAATCTTCTGCTAATACTGTTGTTCCTTTTAGTCCAATAAAATCTGCCGTTGATGGTGACATAATGTCTTGAGTTAATATGTATTTTCCTGGATTTAAATTTCCATCTGATTGAATCCACGTTTCAGTAGATTCCTTTAATTCTGTTGAATCAAAATCAAGAATTCCTTCAAAGGCTTTTTCTATTTCTGCATCAGTTAATCCAGTTTGTTCTTTTAATAAAAATAATGCAGTTGCCCATGAAGCTAAAGCAGATTTACCAAATGGAATTTTTCCTATTAATCTTTTAATATTATAGACTAATCTATGAAAATAAGTATAAGCGGCTTTTTCTGCTGGTAATGTAGGTTTTTTTATTTTTTTACCATTTTTATCAATAATACCCAATTTAAAAGCTTCTGTTTTTTCCCACTTTTGTACAAGCAAGCGAACAAACCTAAAAGCATAAACTGTATCACCAGCACGACTTAAGAGGCCTTCTCTAATATCTGTATATTTTACCTGTTCTTGTATCATATGTTTCTTAACTTTGCTATAATATTATCGTCCATTTGGATTTCAGTCTTATCTGTTTCCTTTAAAAAAGAAAGAAATATTAAAAATGGTTTAATATATCCATAATGTTCTTTATTAATTTTAAACCAAACCATCCTATCTGCAGCTTCTATACCAAAAACATTATATATTACAATTAAATGATTAAGAATTAATCGTTCTTGTAAATCGCCTTGCATTTCATATCGTTTTAAAAGCCGCTTTAAATATTTAAAACGACTTAAATCTTCTTTAAATTCTTCGATATCTGTAGCTTCAGGATTATTATAATGCTGAGCCGCATACATTTCAAAATTTCTTAAAGTCAGTTTATCAAAAAGTTTCATTATATTCCTATATATTATTAGTAGTTACAGTACTACTTATATAAGATATTTACATTATTTTAATCTTCTTCGTTATCTGCTTCGTAATTTTTATCAACATAATCAAAGAATTCTTTCTTCTTATCGCCTTCTAATTCAGCAGGAGAATCTACACCAAACTTCTTAAGTGCTTTTTGAAAAAATGCCTGATATTTCTTTTGCTTATCAGATTCTTCTTTCTTGACATCTTTTTCGACACCTTCATTGGCTGCTTTTAATGCAGCTAATACTTGAGGGTCATCTTCTAAACCTTTCTTTAATTTTTCAATTGCTCTGTAGGCTCCACTATAATAATCTTTATATTTTTTTGAATTAGCAATTGCAATTGCTTTCTTTATTAAGGCTGGTGAAAACTTAGCTTCAAAAATTTCAGTATCTACTGCTGTACCCGGAGGAGTAATTTCAGGCAATGGATCAGCGACTTCTTCATCGTCTTCTACACTTTCTTTTGTTACAACACCTTTAGTATCAACACCAGTTTTCTTAACCACATGCTTATCTTTAAAGTCTTTTTCACCTTTAGCTTTAGGTTCTTCAGGAGATTCTTTTTTCTCATGAGTATAACCTTTGGCAGATAAAGCTTTGTGCTCTTCTTCATTGGTAGCAGTTTCTTCTTCGCCAGTTTCAGGATGATACATCGTATGTGGATATTTCATCTCTTCAACTGCAGGCTTTTTACCTTCTAATACGTCTTTCACTGCTTGTGCAACGTTTAGAGTTTCTTTATCTTGCAATTTCATAATTTTCTCCTATTTATTGCATTAATACTAGTCCGGAAATACTAGCAGCAGCTGCTGCTATTACAATCCAAAACATTTTGTTAATAATTTTCACAACGGCCGCATTTGCGTTTACTGTTCCCTCTAATCTTTCTAATCTTCTTAATAAAGTTTGTACAGTTTCTGCATTTTGCTTACTATATGATGTAAGTGTCATAATTTTTTCTTCGGCACGAGCAATACTAATGATAGCCTCAGACATCTTATCAATTTTTTCTTCAATTCTATCTAATCTATCAGATTGATTCATATGTTCTCTCTTAACTTGTTCGATGTCTTCGGGAGACATACCTCGTTGTTGTTTAGTAACCATTTAATTTTCCATTAGAGCTTGTGCCCCCTTGTACTTATATCATTTTTTTAGATCGTATCTAAATGTTTTATTTTTAGCTTGGCCCTTTTTAGTAATCCCATATCCAGCAATTTTAGCTAATTGTTGAAGAACCGGCCAGTTCTTTTCACCTTGCTTTTTTTGTCTATCTTTAGATATATCATCTCTTATTTTTTTTAATAAAGTATCTACTATATCCATATCATGCATTACTAATGGAGCTTCATCTAAACTTTCATCTAAAGTATATTGTTTAAATGTATACATTATGTTCCTTTAATTGTTCTCACAATTTTGCTTAATATCATTTTAAGCGCAACTTGATATGCCCAACCATATCCAAACCATATATGGAATGTATGGTTTTTTTCAATCTCAGTTTTAGGACCAAACTTTCTAGTCCAATTATCAACGTATTCACCTTGGTATCTTAAAACCGCATGTGATACTTTCCACTTACTTGGTCCAACTAAACATATTCCGGCTTCTCTTGTTATAAGTGACCACCAAAATTTTAGATGACTTTCACCTTTAAGTCTCCATAAAATTGATAATGAAAAATCTTCACAATCTCCAACATACTTACCTGATGCATTAGTACTATAGATAATTTTCCAAGAATCTGCAGCACCATATTGTTCTTTATCAGTTCTATATTTCCATTTCGAAACAAAATCTTTAACTATTTTATTTTTTGACATTATCTTTTGTAATAACCCTTTAATATATTATTAGCAGTTTTTATATCAAAGGTTCCTGTTTTTCTTAAACCAGATTTGATAGCTTGAGTAAATGCGGATTTTAAACCAGGAGATCCAAATGAAGATAAATTCTTATCAATTATAGACATTGCTTTATCTATCTCATAAATTATTAAGCTTAAATCGCTATTAAGTTTTGCAGCTGCTTTTTGATCATCATCAGCTACTGATGCTTCTTTTACATCTGTTTCATATTTAGCTTTAATTGCTTCTATCTTTTTATTAATAGGATTTTGAGCAATATTATTATTTTCAGATTCTAAATCTACAGTCCAACCAATTTTATTAAATCTCAGTTGAGTTTTTTCGATTCCTGTAACTTTTGCAAGTTTAAGAAGATTCCTATCTTTACTAAATGCTTTAGCTTTTTTCTCGTCTCTGAAAAGAACAGAAACGGTATATACATTTTTTAAAGCTTCACTCTTATCTTCTTTATTTTCAGGAAGACTATCCAACCACTTTTCAATATCACTAAATTTGCCTACAACGTCGATTTTATATTTTCCACCTTTAGAGCTACTATTGCCTTTAAGCTTAAATGTTTTTAATTTTTTTTCTGCGGCCTCAGCAGATTTAACATCATAAAATGTCATGCTGTGCTTAAATTCTCTTATTTGTTTTAATGTTTTCATAGTTTATTCCTTAAATTAATACGGCCAACTTTGACAATCTCATCTTAAATTTTTCTAAATCTTTTTTTAATATTGATACATCTTTTTTCATTTGACCAGCATTTTCGCCTTGTTTATCCATTTTTTCGATTTGTTTAATCCAAAGCTCGATCTGTTTAACTGACTTTTCAATGTTACCTATGAATGCACCTTTTGATTTATCAAAAGCATCTTCGTTTCGCATTTCTTTAAATGTTTTCATTATTTTAGCTCCGGCCAAACATCTAAAACATCGGCTTTATCCCAACCATATACATCTGGATCTGTAAGCATTTTTAATATTTGCTTATTATCACCAGTTACATCTGCTGTACCTTGTCTTTGGTTTGCTTTTATTTTTATTTTGAATTTCTTTTCAGTGTCTTTGGTTTCTTTATTATTACCAATCCAATCTATATCTATTGTTAATTTCTTTTCAACCAAAGAAGAACTTAAATCTGCTGCTATAACAGGAGTAATAGAAATTGTAATTTCTTTTGTGCTATAAAAATCTTTAAAACCTTTCATTATCTTAATACCTTTTCTAATTCTTTAATAGTCATTACTTTAATATCGCCAAAATTATTGACTGTTCCAAATTTTAAAGTATTTCCATCAAGTCTTGGTTTAACATGGAATACAGACCCAGGTTTTTTACCTGGAATATTAAATACTGTACCATCAGTACCAATGCCGGTTTTTTTCTTAACATTTGGGGTTGAATTACCCAATCCTTCATCAACATTTTCTCTTATTTCTTTAAATTTTTTCATATTAGTTCTCTTTATGTTTTTATTCGCTTCTTCTTTGATCTTAGTAGACATTTTAAATCTTGTGTAAGACATTTCATCACCGACTTTAATATCAACTGGTTTACCATCAACTGTAGCAAATTTACCGATTTGAACAATCTTAGACTTTGGATTCTTTTTCATTAAATCTATTGCTTTTCGTTTGTCTTTAAATTGACCTAAAACCTTATACTTCGATCCTTGTACAACAACAAACATAGCCTGACTTGCCTTTTCGCTCAATAACACTTCACACATTTCTTTTATTTCTTTAAATCTTTTCATATTAGTGTATTTTAACTCCCAATTCTTTAAGTCTAGCTGCAACTATACTATTACAGTCTTCGCCCGTTTTTCCAGTTTCTGCATCTAATGCATCTAACAATTTATCGTCATATATATATTTAGTTATTCCATCTGCATAAGCTTGTGAAGCTTCATCTCCAACTTTCACATCTTTATTTTTTCTCATGAACATAACTAATTCGGCAGCCATCTTTTCAGCTTCATCTTTATTATCAGAAAAAATACCAGTTTCCATAGTACCTTCTTTTAATCCAGTTCTTATTTCAGCAAAGCTTTTTGTCATGAACCAATCCGGTTTTAAATTTTTTCTTTTGAATTCTTCTTCTGTTGCAAAAGCCAAAAACGTTTTCCAACCTTTATTTTCACCAGGAGTGTCCTTCTGATATCTATTTATAAGATCTGGTGTTCCAATATCACCGCCTCCATGTTCTTCTACTATAGAAACGTCTTCTAACCAATATCTTTTAGGTTTTTCGCCTTTATTAATTACTACTGAAACATAATTAGAACCTAACATTTTAATCGTTCCAAACTCTTTTGTTTCTTTTAATATAACCTTTTGTCCTTCATGAAACAAATTTCCTTCAATATAAGATTCTCTAAGATCTGATACTGAATCAAGCTTAATTTTTTTATAATGGTTATATGTTTCTTTAAGTCCTAAACCTTTACGAACCGCATTAAATAATGATGTTCCATCTTTATATGTTTTAGGTAAACCTTTAGAGAATAGATCGAAATCGTTTCCTGCGGCCGCAGCTCTCATTTTTGACGCTGACATACCACTTGCATCATCTGCATCAGGATCTCTTTCTCCTGCAGATATTACACTAATACCGTTTTCGAAATTATAATAACCATGTCTAGATTTAACATTATTATATTTATTGAGTAATTTGTCAAATTCTTGTAAACGATCTGAACCTACAACCATTGATACTTCTGTATATCCTTGATCATATAATAATACACATATATCCATTGCAGTTCTTACATTCTTATCTGCCATGATAGAACGAGCATGCTTTGGAAACATTTTACGTAAGAATTTTACTTTATCTTTGAATGATAATGGATTCTTTTTTGGATCTTCACTCTTAGAAGAATAAATCCTATATGAACCCTTAGAAACGGCCTTTAACTTATTAAACAATACTTCATGTCCGTTAGTGGGTGGATTGAACCTCCCAAATACAAACGTAATTGCTTTATTGTCTGCCTCAACAATATATTGACTGAATGACTTAATCATAATCCTCGGTTTATTTCCATATTAGTTGGGATTATCCCAACCTTTTATAATATCTTTGCTAAAATTGTTAGTAGAAAATTCTAATCTATTAACAAGCTTAACGGCTCCACCTTCCATACGATCTATAGCAACAAAACCTTCGGGGTTGGTTACTCTAAATCCGGATTTAGTTTTTACAAAAGTTCCAATAGAACTCAAACTGTTTAGTTTATTTATAATAATTAACTTCGCATCTGTGATATAATTTTGTAAATCATATACTAATGCTAAGTTTTTTAGATTTTGTTTACTAAAAAATTGTAATAATTCATCTCTTTTATCTGCTTTTGCTTGTTTTGATGTTGGTCTAGAAACTTTATCAATCTCTTTTTGATATCTATCTTTTACAAACATTACTAAACCTGTTGCATGTTTAGTGGTATCTTTAATTCTTTGGCCTTCTCTAACCTTTCTATTATTCCAAATGTTCATTACAAGGTTTAATTCTTTATTTGATTCAAGCTCTTTTAATGTACTACTTTTTATTTTTTTAAAGATTTGGCCTGCTAGTATTAGTTTTTCTGTAACTTTTTTAGTTTGAGCTGCTGTCATAACAGCTCCTTCAGTATGGGGAAGTTTAGCATCTACCATCCAAACCTTCTTTGTTGGTTTTAATTTTGATGTAATGTCTCTTCCGAATTCTGCTTGCATTGTTTCAAAGGCTATACCTCTATATGATGTATGCCAAACAATTCCAATTTCTGCATTTAAAATAGTTTTAGCAAGAGGATCTGTTTCTGGAATAGCATAGGCAATTGTATTTGGATGAAATACAACATGTTTGATTCCATTTATTTTTTCTCTTTTTAAGTCCTTTTTTTCAAACATAAAATCGCCTTGAATTACTTCTTTAATTCCAAGATTTTTTAGATTATCATATGCTTTAATTAATTTACCTTGAAGATCTCCGCTAGTATCTGCTTTAATATCTTCATGACTTTTATATATTTTTGGTGATTTTGCAAAAATACCCTTTTTAGCAACAAAGAATTTACCATCAGATGGATCTTCTCCTGCAAAAACGGCGGGGGCACCGTCCCATTTTACCGTCACATCAACGCCTGTTGCGGTGTTCCCGGATAGCATATCTCTGAGCGACCTTAACGCGAGAATAGCTTGGCGTGCCCCCTTGACTCCACCGTCTAGAACTAAATCCTCAATGTGAGTCATATGAGTATTTTTTCCAGCGGCCTCGTGTAAATTTTGTTTAAATGATTTCATACTATTGATATACCTTTACATATACACTAGAATCTTCTGATTTTGATCCAGCATAGTTAACTATTTTTGTAATCCATCTATTTGCTTTTGGACCGGTATTTAAATCTACATTATATAATACAAACAAACACGCTAATTTAGATCCAATCCAATAAACATCTTTCTTTGCAATTTCTTTTGCAAAATCTTCGTATGATTCATTTTTATAGAAATGACTATACATTTTAAAGAATTCATTTATTGCTTTTTTGTCTTTTTTAGTAATATTCTTAGCTATTTTATTTACGACTTTATTGTCTGGAATTTTTTTTCTAAAAACTTGTTGAATAGCATCTAGCATTATACCATATCCTGCACCACCACCTCTTGCAGTTTTAAGTACAATTTCTCCTTTAATAGCACCCCCAGCAGATCCAGATCGAAAAGAAATTTTACCGCTATCAAATTCAACAGTAGCACCTTTGTTACTCCAGAACGTACCACGCTTTTCACCTTGAAATATAATAGATTTAATCTTATGATCGTCTGTGTCTGGTGGTAGTTTAATATTATATTCTTTTGATTTAGCTTTTTTCTTAACAAGTTTTAGAGAGATTCCAACTACTTTTCGATCAACAAAATTTTGTAATAATGCTTTATTATAAGTCATTATGTTTTCAGGATTTAGGGTTTTATTAATACTAATTGATTTATCAATCGCCCATATATCTCCAGGATTCCATTTATCATCTTTAACTGCCTTTTGATCTGAATTTTTATATGCCACATTTTTAAGAGCATATATTAAATTCATATCTTTACTATTTCTATGGAATTTATGTGATTTATTTATATAACCTTGCTTAATAAGAAGCATTGATGATTCATATGATGAATGAAACCAGCCATCTTCAACAGATAAAATTTCATCTAATGTTGCATCAACATCTACAAGTTTATATGCTGCTTTAAGAATATCTGGATTCAAAAAGAATTCTTCTGATTGTATACCATGATCTAACATTGCTTGACATAATACACATTGATGTGATTCAGTAATTTTAGTATTAAGTGTTCCTCCACCGGAACCTCCTCCGCCTCCAAATACTGAACCTTTTGCAAGATCTGAAGAACTAATAGTTTTACCATTACCGTGTAATGGAAAAGCTTTTTTTAATTTTTTAAATATTTCGATTTGAGCTAAAGCATCATCTATTTCAGTAACAAGAAATGTACCACCTTTAACTAATTCTAAAGGTTTATTGTCTTGAATTAATCTCTTTAGAATATCAAGACGATCTTCACCCGTTATTGAATTGGGTTTATCCAATTGTGCAGGAGTTAGCTTTACTGCTTCCTGAATTATATCTGATTTAAAGCTTTTAAATAATAGCATATAAAGTTCCTTTGTTATATCTATTTATACTAAAATCTTTTTCAATCTTCTTCATCAGAAACGAAAAACGGATTTGGTTTAATATTTCCTTTATTAGTATATGCTATTATTTTTTGTTGTTGCAAAAGATTTAACATATTTTCTGCGCCTTCTCTTAATCCTATTTTGTAACTTGTATATGCACAACCGGCACAACATGCTACTATACCTAATATTAAGGTCTCATACATATCGTATACTCCAATAAATATGCATCTTGAATATCAAATGCAACTTTTGTTTTAATTTTAATATCTTTATCCGATGCTTTTAGTTCTTCTATTCTATCACTTCTTTCTCTTTCAGAATGAAATGTTTCAACTGCCGTATAGGTTTTTGCTAACCTATTTGGATAATGTTTCATAATTAATCCTTTATAAAAATTTTGGGGGTTCACAACTCCCCCGTATACGTTCTGACGTAACCACTTAGAGCTTTCATACGTCCTCCAAGTGACGTTGTTTCTTATAAAGTTCGGTTTGAACTTATATAAGAAGGACCATATCTATTAACTTTTGTAATATTATAGCCATCTAATATATTACCTCGAGGTGCATTAAGAGCTGGTGCTCTCCATCCATTAGCCATTAAAACATCTCCTTCTTTGAAAGTAACAACTTTTGTTGTAGATGCCATTTTTCTTTCTTTTGTAAATTCAGAAATATTAATAAATCCCCAAACTCTTTGACTAATTTCACCATTGAACGTATCTTGCTCAATAATTTTAATAAATTTTCTACCAGATTCTGCAGTAAAATTAGTATACTTAGCTAAGTCAGGAAAGTTTTTATCACTTTCACGTTTTAGTGTCTTAAGCAACTGGTTTACTGCTTTTTCTAATATTTTTGTTTCTTTCATACTCACTCCTTACAGTGTTTTATTTTTTAATATAGGTATATTATACCACACTTTAGGGCATTTGTACATGCTTTTTTTCATTTTTTTTCATTTATATGTACATTTAAATGCATACAAACAACACTTTTATGGACTAAATAGTGCATCTAATCAGATGCCTAACTGATGCTTGGGCATCTGATTAGATGCTAAATAATGTCGTCTAGGGGGAAGATTTTATAGATTACATCACCGACAGCTTTTGCTATTTCCATATGTTCTTGTTGTGTTCCATGTGCAGATCTTAATTCTACGTAATGGATCCACGATCTTAAAGTTCCATTAACATACATTTTACTCATTGTTAAACCTTCTGGTAAAACAGCTCTAGCTTGTTCTTTTGCTATACCTGCTTCTAGTGCCCAAGCATAAGCTTTCTTACAACGTTCAATAATTACTTCTTGATATGATTCCCAAATATAATTAATTGATTCATCATGTTTAACTGGTATTGAATTTTGTCTATTTTTTGTGTCTTGCATTCTAGCTTCTCGCGTAGTAAATGCAACTCCCAATTCTGAGACGTCGGCATATCTTTGAGAGTATTCTTGAAAAGAGAAAGATCGATGTCTTAATAATTGTCTAGCAATATCTCGAGTTGTTTCGATCTCTAAGCAAACACTAACCATTTCAAGTGGTGACCAGTGTTTATTTTTAATTAAATATTTAACAAGTTTCTCGGCGGTTTTAATATTAACCTGACCTTTAGGATTTGAGACTCTTGCGCAAAAAGCAACCAACTGAAGTAAATCTCCTTCTAGTTGAAATTCTTCAGTTGGTTGCGAATATGATATAAGTTTAACGTTCAATCAATCATTCCTTATTAATGATGAATAAATCTATTTAGAAGTTATATGCAAATGTTATTGCTGCTGAATCCAGCATATCACCATGTCTTACCCCATCAAGAACCATTAAACCAACAGTTACACTGTCAGATATGTTTTTTGATAAATTTAATGATACAAATCGTGAATTTGTACCAGTTTCTTTCATTGAACCATATCCAATTTTAGTATCAATAAAAGTAATAAATGGTAATCCTTGACTTAATTCAAAGTATGTTGATTTTCTATTATCAGAATTTACATAATATGTCATATTAGTATTTTTCCATACTGCATCAACAAACAATTCTTCAACGTCGTCATATCCAGCATCAAAGTTTCTTTGTAGAATACCTGCGCCTATTGTCATATCATTTGTTACGGCTAAATTATATCCAGCCACCAAATCATATTGAATATTCGCATCATCTCCAAAATCCACCTGACTTGTCCATGCGCTAGCATAAACTCCAGAACCATGATTCCAGGCTAATCCTGCTTGTAGCGCAGGATTACCAGCGTTTTGTGATACTCCTCTCCAGAAATAATCCGAAGCAAGAGATATCGAACCTGAAGTGTCAGCTTGTACTGCAAATGAAGGTAATATTAGTAGTGCACTTAAAAGCGCCATTCTTATAGTACTTATCATTTAGCTTCTCCTCTGACAAGGGTGTATATACCCCATACAAGTCCTACCCACGCGAGTAGTTTGGCTAGACCACCAAAAAGTATCACTGATCCACATATTACAATAAGTAATACGCCATCGTGCGATGTTCTTTCAGGCATTCTTGCCACTAGCCAATCTTTGGCTTTTGTAAATATTTTCATAGATTTCTCCTCTATATTTTGAATTCGGTGAAGTCTTTACTATCTCTATCACCGAATGTATTAATCGGACCCGTATCTGGTGTCATGTCAGACATGATATCAGATTGGGCCGACTCCTCTACGTCATAAAGTTTCATTCTCGATCTATCCACACCAATTACAAATCTCTTGTATTTAGTAGGATCATTATAACGATTTTTCAATTGTTTTACCATTAATTGACCTAATCCTTCAAGTTCCTCTGTTGAAATTAGAGCAAACATTAAATCAGCCGTAGCCGGTAAACCAAAAGATTCCGAAGTGTCCTCTAGGCCCACGTCAGTATTACTAAAACCAGACCTAGTTGTTTGCGTTGCACTAACAATAGGGACATTAAATTCAACCGCCAAACCACGTAGCTCTTCAGCTATTGCTTTGATATATGAATAGGTATTTATACTTCCACCTAACCCTCTGATGCGACTTGACGCACAAATATTTAAATAATCTATATACACAATATCTGGTTTAAAATTCTTTTTAAGCTTTAATTCATTAAGTAAAGCTCTAAAATGTCCAGTATGAGCTGCACCTGTTGGATATTCTTTTACAATTAATTTGCCAATATGTCCATGTGCAATCTTTGAAATCTTTTGATCAAAAACATTTTTTGGCATATTTTCTAATTGTTCGATTGGAAAGTTCATAAGATTTGCATCTATTCTTTCTGCAATACGTTCTTCTGCCATTTCCATTGTAATATATAATACATTTTTACCTTGATCTATATTTGCAGATGCACAATGACACATAAACAATGATTTACCGACACCGGTACCAGCTAAGCAAATATTTAATGTTTTATTTGGTAAACCATCTTTTGTAATTTTATTAAAGTAATCTAAATCAAATGGAATTCTACTTTCGACTTTATTATAAAATTCATATCTATCGTCAGAATTATCTATATAATCGTGTCCAATATTAGGATCAAAAGACACACCAAGAGCATTAGTGAGTATTTCAGGAATAACTCCTTCACCTCTCTCGTCGTTAGACTTTCCGTCGATAATTGATATTGATTCCATGATCGCATTATAGACAGCTTTTTCTTGACACCATTTTTCGCTTTCTCGTATAATGTACTCATGATCGATATCTGATTTTTCCTTACATTCATGAATAAGTTGATTAGCTTGATTTAACACATCTTCTGGTGCATCAACCTTTCTTAGTTCTAATTCTAATACTTTTCCTGATGGTATTTTATTATGAGTTGTAACAAATGTTACAATTAAATCGAATATTAATTTATGACTTCCTTCAAAGTATTCCTTTTTAAGATATGGTATTACTTTACGGCAATACTCTTCATCATTAATTAGATGACTTAGTACGTGTGTCGGGATTTGTGTTGATATGTCCAATTTCTGCCTTCTTATTATCTAATGAATCTTGAATACAATGATTTAAAATATCACCTAAATGATTTTTAAAATTAATATCTCCAATTA